TGAAGAGGAACATAAAGAGTGGTCTCAGGAAGAGCATTACGAGGAGCACACACTTGACGAGGGGCAAGGGAGTCACAAGGTCCATCAACATCAGCGAAAGAAGGATCGGTGATGAAGGTGAGCTGAGTGGTGTTACCAATCATCTTGAAGTAACCACGTTGTTGTTCAGAGGTCATAGTAAGCTGGTTCCAGATGTGCATCCAGTCACCATATTGACGGTCAATACGTTGACCACCAATCTCAACCTCAACTTGAGCAATGAGTTGTTCACCAGGGAAATCTAACCAACGAGCATAGACAGAACCAGCTCCAGTGGTAAGGGTAGTAGCATTTCCCATAAGTTGGTTAATCTCAGGAAGTGTCACCTGAAGATATGTGCGGTATGCAAGATCACCATTACGGCTGATAATGCATGTAACACGGCGACCGAAATCGGCCTGTCCATTGAATGTTTGCTCAATAGACTCAATCGCAAAGTTTGTATAGCGACGGTATGTTACTTTCCAGAAAGTAATCTGAGGGTTACCTGTACATATCCTCTACCTTATTTTTCAATAAGGATTAGACTATATCTTATGAAGAACTCATATTTGCTTTTATTTCTGCAAGTTCTTTATTTAATATTAGTTCTTCCGAAAACCATTTAGTCGTTGAACCTTCTTCTTTAAATTTTTGTATTTTTTCCAAAATAAAATCAATTTGATTCATATCTATTTCTTTCTTTGATGAATTGTATTTTACTGTTACTGGCATTAAATTTGTCCAGTTCCAGCATTTCAACTTTTCATCTTCTATTGTTAAATCAAATTTACACACAGGTATAATATGGTCAATTGACCAATAGGAACCATAATTATTCCAATTCATTTCTAAACTAAAATTAAACTCAAACCATTCTCTCAAATACTGAATATTACAACCAATATAATTCATTGTTGTGTCAGTTTTAAAAAGAACATTTCTTAAACGAGCAGCTAATGACTTTTTTAATCTATAATTAATATTTGTTAAACTTTCATTTCTAGACCACTCTGTTTTTTGTTCTCTTAAAAAATCTGGATAACAAGAATTGCAAATCTTTTTTTTATAAAACTTTTTCAGTTTTGCGAAATCTTTTAAAACTTTTTCTTCATTACATTTTTCACATTTTACCAAAAAAGTCTCCGCTTTTTTTTGTCTAAGATTTTTTTTTCTTATTTTATCCATTTCATTCATACATTTTTTACAAGTTTTTGCATATGAATTTTCACTTCGTTTTCTATATTTATCAATTGGTTTGGTTTGTGTGCATTTCTCACACATTTTAAGTTCTATTTCATCTATCATTTATATTACTATGTGTATATTATTTTATATTGTTCAAAAATATTATTAATAAAGAAGCTTGGATGCTCATTGCCCATTTCTCTGAACTTAGTAGTTCAGATCATCTTATTCATTATTACTATACCCAAGTTTTTTGTCTTGGCCACAATTTCTTCACAAAAATTGCTTAGTAGAATAAGCTTTAGGGGTTTCAAGCAGTTTGATTTTCTCACCAGGGCTTTTCAAACTAGTATATAACTAATTTCCCTGATTAACGTCAGTGGTACTCTTTTACACCATTTCTCATTTGATTCCGGGAGGAGGTTTGAGTTATAATGGTATTATTTTTAGCATTAAAAATGCGAAAAGGTGTAAAAGGCATCCACAAAGGGCTTTGTAAATATCTTATTTTTTCGATATTTCCCGACATTTTTCTACCCTACAGGCTTTTAAGGTATACGTCTTGAGCGCCATAAGCTACTAGTTGCATTAAACCACCTCCCATAGTTATAATATTGCTAAAGAAAAAAATTTTTTGAAATTTAATTAATTAAATTATTTTTATATACTTTTAATAATTAAATATTTATTCATTAATTATTAAAAAATAAATATAATACATATAACTTATCTAGATATACCGAGTTGTTTTAAGAAAATATTTTATTAATATCAAGATTACTCTTCATAAAAGACATTAAATATGAATCTTGTAATACTTCCTTTTTTCCTTCGTGATTTTTAATAAAAATATATGAATCATTTCTTTTCTTAATTGTCCATCCATCATTAATTGAATTATATAAAAACAACATTTTCTGAAATGTAATTGTATCAATATTAATATTCTTATCATTAATTGCAACATTTATTTCCATATTTTTTAATTCTGTGCTCATTTATAAAAAATAAGAAAACTTAAATTGAGTTTAAACCAACAAAAATGAAAATATTCTAAAACAATTAAACATACCAAAATATATTATTTAAATAAATTATTAATAATTATATTATTATAAATAATGCTTTCTTTTAAGCCTAAAACTACAAAGAAAATCAAGGTAAATAAGAAAAACTCTACAACCCTTGATGGCAAACATCGTGAATTCTTAAATGATTTCAATAAAGATCATCAAGACCGCATTCCAAAATTAAAATCCGAAAGAGAGAATTTGAGGGAATCTCTAAATGTAAATGAGAGTTCGCATTGTATGACTATTGAACAGATAATGGAGTGTAAAGACCGAATTGAAGAAATAAATGAAAAAATAAAATTACTAAAACACAAAAAAATGGATTATTTTTTAGATAATTCAAAGTATATTTTTGATTATTTTGAAAATAAAAAAAATATTTCTAATGTTGATAGTGTGAATCCAAATAATAAGACAAAGTTATTAGATGCATTTTTTAAATTGAATAAGGATGATGTAAATGTAACAGAAAATAAAAATAATAATATTTTTCAGAAATATTTGAGTAACATTGATGAATCCTTTATAGATATTAACTCTTTTGTTGTACCAACTGATATTTGTCAAGGATGTTATAAAGGCGAACTCATTCCAATGGATGATGAAGGAGTTCTTATTTGCAATAATTGTTCTAGAAATTTCCAATATTTAATTGAAAATGAAAAACCATCATACAAAGAACCTCCAAAAGAAGTCTGTTTTTATGCTTATAAGAAAATTAATCATTTCAAGGAAATATTGGCACAATTTCAAGGCAAAGAAACCACACAAATTCCTCCAGAAGTCATTGAAAATCTAAAACAACAAATCAAGAAAGAGAGAATTGATTTATTGAAAATAACCTATTATGAAACCAAATCACTCCTTAAAAAATTAGGATACAATAAATATTACGAACATATTAATTTTATCAAAGATAAACTTGGCATTAAACCACCAATTATTAGTCAAGAATTAGAAGAAACGCTATGTAACTTCTTTATGGAAATTCAATATCCTTACGCGAAACATTGTCCTGATTACCGTGTTAATTTCTTGCATTATTATTATGTTTTATATCAGTTATTTGAACTTCTAGGAGAGAAACATTATTTGGCTGAAATTCCGATGTTGAAAGATCGCGAAAAATTGATTGAACAAGATTCTGTATGGAAGAAAATATGTGAAGAGTTGGACTGGGAGTTTATTGCAACTGTTTAAATTTATGAATTTTTTATAAAATTTGAATTAGTCAAATAATATGTTTGAAAAAACAAAAAATGTGTATGAGTAAATGATTTGCTTGATAAGCTGGTATAACATAATATTTTTTAAATATTATTGAAATAACTTTAAATACTTTACACAATTGAGTTATAAAATTGTAACTAATGCTGATACACATTCATTAAATAATTCAATAATAATTAATTTTTGTTTTTCATCACAACTTTCTTTTATATATTTTAATTGATATTCATTTAATTTTCTCATATTACGAATATCATCAATTATAATTTCATAAAAATCAATATGCATTAAATTACCATTTTTCATATAATATGATGGAATAATCTTAAAGCTATTATCAAGTCCATATTTTTCTGGGATATCTTCATATTTATCTTTATCTTTTAGATTTTCATCATCATTAATAATTTTATTAATTTCATAATTATTTGAAACAAGTTTATTTAAACAATCATTAAAACTTTTGGATTTCATTCTTTGTAATGATGTTTCTTCTGATTCAATAAAAAATAAATCTAACTCTGATAAACTTTTAATTCTTGGTAATATCATTATTAAGATTATAATTATATAATTTTAATATTTAATTTCTAAATTCTAATCCTAAATGTTCTAATCCTAAATGTTCTAATCTTAAATGTTTTAATCTTAAATGTTCTAATCTTAAATGTTTTAATCTTAAATGTTCTAATCTTAAATGTTTTGTTTAGAGTCCACCTGGGAACCCAACTAGATTCGCACCAATTCCAAACCCGGCTCCAGAACGTGTTGTAACACCAATGCTTGGAACATAAGTATCTAAAATACTAAATGTGGCGGCAGCAGTAAGTGCAAGAAGAACAATTTCCTCAATGTTCAAAGAACGTTTAGGGATAGCATATGCAGCAATCGCAACCATTAAACCTTCTACTAAATATTTAATAACTCTTTTAACAAGCTCGGCAATATCAAACATTCTATAATAAATAAAAAGAAAAAAATATATTTGCGATAAAATACTTAAAATCTAATAACTAAATTAATTAAATGGCTGATAAAGAAAACAACCCACTATCTTTTGAAAGAAAGACAAATAAAGATGGAACCCTAAATTCTAAATATGTTGACTTATTAGAGGAAGATAAACCTATTGCTGCACAAAAATTTGTATGTGTTTCATTTGTATCTCCTGATAAAATACTAAAGTTAAAGGAAATGTATTTTTTTGAGGAATTCCTAAAGAAGTGGGATTTTTCTAAAAGTATGGACAAATTCTTACAATTTCTTAATTTTGTATCTTATAAATTCAAGCTTAATTTTGACGATATTACAACTGATTTCAAAGAGTTTGTTAAGGATGAGCATTCTAATTTAGTAAATACTACAATGGATGATGATTACAAAACTTTTATGGATCAAAATGAAACTGAACTAGAAGATTCTTTTAATGTAAAGCACAACTTTCAAACATCTACACGTGGTCTTAAAGTTCGTGGTGTCTATCCTACTATGGAAGAGGCTGAACTTAGATGCAAAATGCTACGCGAAATGGATCCAAATCACGATGTGTTTGTGGGTCCTGTTGGTTTGTGGATGCCTTGGGATCCTGAGGCATACAAGACTGGGCGTGTAGAATATGTTGAGGAAGAACTAAATCAGCTTATGCAAGAGAAGACAAAGAACGAATCCTTTGCTAAATCGGCATTTGAACAGCGTGTAAAGGATGCTAAAAAGAAGGCGATTGAGGATAATGTCAAATTGGCAGAAAAGACCGGCACTACTCTAACACAGACTATTGATTCGGATGGTAACTTGATTGGTGCTAACAGTGCAAGTACTCAGGAGTCATTCTTCAAGGATCAGGATGAGATTACATCAGCTGATATTAGCAAGGAGCTTTTTGAAGGAGATAATATTGTGGTTGGAAAGACTGATAATGGGCAAAGTGAGCTCATTAGCGGACCATTTGCTTCCACTTTTGAGAAAAGTTAAACAAAATGTTTCTATATTTTTGGTTAAACTTTTCAAATATGCTTAAAATAATAAGTTAAATTGTTTGCTCCTGAAGTTTCAAGAGCAAACAATATTATAATTGTTACCATTTGTGTTACCATTTTGTGTTACCATTTGTGTTACCATTTTGTGTTACCATTTGTGTTACCATTTGGTTTTTTTTACATTAATTTTGGGTCCTTGACCACGCTTCTTGGAATTGCTTGGGTCATATTTCTCTTCCTCTTCATCTGACGGTATATCTTTGCTTAAATCCCAGAATTCTTTGCTACCTAATTTGAAGTCATTGTGTGGATCTGCCTTATACCAGAATACCTGATCTTGTAATTTATTAGATTTTGCATTGTTATTGATTACCAAGCACTCATAATTCTCTGTGCATTGATCCATCACTTGACAAAATGACTCAAAAGTTGGAAACATACCCGCATAATTCTCATAAATACGCTTTCTATTTGCAATGTAAGGTTCTCTCAAAATGAATACATAATCAATGTTAGTTCTAAGTGTGGGTGGAATTCCTAATGGATATTGCATTGTAATGATCAACATAATCTTCCAATGTCTTCCATTCATAAAGAGAAGACGCATCATTTTATCTTTTGCCCAAGTGCCATCATATAAGCAATCATCTAAGATCACAAAAGCGCGAGGGTCAATATTGGATTTTTTGTATGCCTCAACTTGTTTTTTCATTTGTTTTAAAACACCCTTTTGACGTTTCAATACATTCTCAATAATTGCGGTATTGTATTCATTATGAATAAACAATTTCGGTACCATTTTTCCATAGAAACCGTTTCCTTCTTCTGTTCCTGCAACAACTACTCCAAGGGGAATATCTTGTTGATAATAAAGCAAATCTCTGACGAGATATGATTTACCAGTATCACGACGACCCACTAAAACGACAACAGGACCTTTTGCTTCGTGAATCTTAAAACTAATTGTTTTCATATCAAATTTTTTCAATTCTAGCGACATTGAAAATATATTTATAGAAATATTTAATTAACATTGCTAAA